GCGCTTCTTCCCCCCAAAGGGGTGGAGGAGCCCAATTACAGGCTGAATGAGCCGAGAATGCACGAGGGCGGGTTTGTTTTGCCCAGATTGGAAACTAAAGCGCCTAGCGGCCTCGGGGGTACTCACGGGCCGCAGGCCGCCGAGTGGCTTAAAACCGTGTACGGAATGGAATTATTTGCCTGGCAGAAGTACGCACTAGATCGAGCGCTCGAATATGACACCAACGGACGCCTAATCTGGTCAGCAGTAGTTATTACCGTGGGCCGTCAGTCTGGCAAGTCCTGGCTTAGCCGGGGCCTATGTCTATGGCGACTACACCACGCCGAATTGTTTGGAGAGACTCAAACCGTCCTCCATATTGCTAACAAACGCTCGACCGCACTAGAAGTTATGCGCCCGGCTGGACTTTGGGCTATTGAGGTTTACGGAAAAAAGGCCGTTAAGTGGGGCAACGAAGCAGCCGGGATAGAACTACCGACCGGTGACCGTTGGCTAATCCATGCAGCTAACGACTCGGCCGGTGTGGGCTACAGCTGCTCTATGGTTTTCGTGGACGAAGCCTGGAAGGTTCCCGTCAGCGTAATTAGCGACTCAATTTTGCCTACAATGATAGCCAGAGAACAACCACAAATATTTTTGGTCAGTACGGCCGGTGACAGTAGCTCGGATCTTATGCAGCAAAACCGGCAGAGAGCCCTCGACCGACTCGACGACGACGAGCCAGGTAGCGTCCTATTGTTGGAGTGGTCAGCACCCGCCGAGGCAGACCCCTCGCTCGTAAGTACCTGGAAGTGGGGCAGTCCCGAGTGGAGCGAGAAGCGCGAAAACTTTCTAGCCGAACAATGGGACCGGATCGAGGAGTCAGCATTCCGGCGTCAGTATTGCAACCAATGGGTAATCCGGTCGGACCATTGGCTACTAGATAAATGGTGGAATGGCACCCTCGACCCGGAGGCATTACTAGACGAGAGTGCCGTCTGGAGTGTAGCCGTAGAGACCGACTTCGACGGTATGGGCCACGCCGTGGCAATCGCCGCGCCTAATGCCGACGGACATATCGTTATCCGGGTAACCACTCACCGGACTATTGCCGAGGTCGATAAGCAGCTCGAAAAGATTCGGGCCGAACACCCCTCAATCTATGTGCAAGTTACCCCTGGCTACGTTGACCGGTTGCGGCAAAAGTTCGACGCCCTAGTTGGTCAACGTGAAGCAGTCAGCGCCACTCAAGTGCTTCAAGACTTATTTAGCCGCCAGCAATTACGGCACGACGGATCTCAAGTGCTTCAAGAGCATTTTGCTAACTCCAAAATATCTATGAGGCAAGGCGGGTGGGTACTTACCGCCCCTATGGGCCGTAACGGAATCTACGCAGCTCGGGCCGTCATGTTTGCAGTTAGCCAGGCAGCAAAAGCCCCGCGAAGTGTAGCAACAATCTATACGAGCAAGTACCGACGCCGAACAGGATAGCGACACGCCGACACGCTTAAACCGTGCAAATACAGATGAACACGGCTAAGTCATGCTATACGCCTAGTATGTGGGCATGGTGTTCCCCCGAGCCCTTTCCGTCGTGCGCGCTCAAGAGTCTATTTCCCAGGCTATGGACGCAAGTCCCGCAGGCGCGCACGTACGCGAATCCGCAGGACTCTACGCGCTTCTGACTAACCAACTTGGGACCAGGACTAATCGCGTAACGGCTATGCAAGTGCCGGCATTCGTTGACGCCCTCAAAACCTACACACACACAATTAGCGCGTTTGCACTACGCGAGTACCGTTACGACGAGCCCGTAGTTATTCGGCCCTTTTTACAAATGCCGTCCAAAATCTACCCCTACGCCTCAGTAATTCAACGCACACTTAGCGACTTGCTAATGTACGACCGGGCCTACTGGCTAGTTACAGAGCGCACATTCGACGGTTTCCCGTCCAGTATCGAGGTTATGCGCGTCGAGGACGTTATCGATACCCCGCCCGTATACGTGGGAATCCAAGAAAACTACCAGCCACCCGCAGACCCTTTCTACTATTTAGCCAGGCAAGTACCAACCCGCGACGTTATTAAGTTTTACGGATCAGGGGAAGGCGGCTGGCTGGCTAACGGAGCGACAGCAATATCGACGGCCGCAGCTCTCGAAGCGGCTACCCTCATGTACAGCTCAACGCCTATCCCGACCGTAGCACTTAAAAACTCCGGCCCGGATTTACCAGCCGAACAGGTAGAAGCTCTACTCATGGCATGGGAAGAAGCCCGCGAGAACCGGGGAACCGCTTACCTTAACAATACGATCGACGCCCAGGTTATGGGTTTCAGCGCCCGCGACGTGCAGCTCGTCGAGGCCAAAAACCTAGCCGCAATCGCTATCGCTCGCCTGGCTAACCTCGACCCGGTTTGGGTGGGGGCCGGTGTCCCCGGAAGTAGCCTCGTTTACTCAAACCGAGTCGACTTGTACCGAAACCTACTCGACACGGCCCTACGCCCAATCATGCACCTATTCGAGCAACGCCTAAGCATGCCAGACGTTACGCCCCGAGGCCGTACAATTAAGTTTGATACAACCGCATTCCTACGCGCCAACCCAACCGAAACCGCAGACCTTATTACCAAACTACTACCCCTCGGAGTCCTTACCGAGGAAGAAGCAAAAATGCTGCTAGACCTCCCGACTTTGGGAGTGTTTAGCATGACTCCAGGAGTGATCTAAATGAAGCAACTAAACACAGAATCGACCGTAGTATTCCAAGAGCGCGAAGACAGCGCGGGCGACATTGTTGGAAGCGGACACGGTATGGCAGTCCCCTACGGCACAGAAACAATGATCGGTGGCGTCCGGGAATCGTTCGCGCCCGGATCATTTGACCTGGACAACGTCATTGGCAAGCCACTCGCTTACCGTCACGGCGAACCAGTCGGAATCATTACCGGAGCAGAAAATCGCGAAGACGGCCTATATATCGATTTTGATATTGTGGACACGTCGCTAGGCCGCGACGCCGCAGTATTAGCAAGAACTAACACAATTAAAGGTTTATCCGTCGGTTTTAATCCACTAAAAAGCGTTATGAGTAAAGCACGCGACGCAATTCAACACACAGCGGCCAACCTTTTAGAGGTAAGCCTCACCCCCTACCCTGCCTACGCCACCGCTGGAGTAAGCAGTATTCGAGAAGAAGAAGAAGAAGGAGAAACAATGTCCGAGACCATGGACTCGACCGAGCAGGTCTCGGTCGATCAAGAAGCACGCGAAGCCGTAAAAAGCCTCCGGGAAGAAGTAGGAACAATTCACGCCCGTGTCTTTACGAGCGAGTCAAACGAACACCCACTCGCAAAATACCGCTCATTTGGTGAGTACTCCAAGGCAGTACTAGCTGGCGAAACCGAAAGCCGCGCCCTAGTCGATCAGGTCACAGCAAACAACCCAGGCGTAATGCCCCCAAACTGGTCACTTCAAGTCCGGGGAATTATTGACCTTGGACGCCGCGTCATTACCGGCGTTGGTGGCCCAGAATCAGCCGGAACTACTGGCATGGACTTTAACTGGCCTTACTTCGACGGTACACTTACCGACATTGTCGAGGCACAGGCTAGCCAAAAGGGCGAAGTTAATTCGGTTCGCATTGACCTTGAAAAAGGAACCGCGACCCTTGCAACCTACGCAGCCGGTTCAGATATTTCCTATCAGTTGCTAGAGCGTTCTAGCCCAAGCTACCTCGACGCACACAACCGCGTCATGCTTGCGTCATACGCAACAGTTACGGATCGTCAATTTACCAAAGATCTTTGGGACGACGGTACCGGACTTCAAGATTACGACTTCGCAGCAGACACGACAGGCGCAGGCTTCCGCGAAGCCGTTTTCGGCGCTTCTGTAACGTGCGAAGACGCTACCGGCGTACCGGCCAGCGCGGTGTTTGTGTCTACCGCCGTGTTTAAGAAAATTGGCGGTTGGTCGTCATTTTTCCCAGATGTATACGGAGTTCAAAACGTGTCCGGTGTAGCAACAGCCAGCACCCTACGAGTCAGCGTGTCAGGCTTGCCAGTAATTCGGGCAAAGTACCTTGACACTAACGCCGCATACAACGCAATCGTGACCAACGGCGAAGCCGCCCGCTGGATCGAGGACGGCCCACGCCTGGCAACCGCCGAGAATGTGGCTCAACTTGGGCGCGATATATCTATCTATGGCTATGCGACGACTGCGGCTTATTTGCCTGCTGGCATTGTCCGCGTAGCCAACGCATAAGTAAGAAAGGTAGCCGATTAGCATGGCACTCGTCACAGGCGAAGAACTCGCCGACAACCTAGATATCGAGTACGACGGTGCAGCCGTCGCGACACTCGACCAGGTTGCGGACGCTGCTTCCTTGTTGATCGGCTACCTCATTACGGCCACGGCCCTTGATGATGAACCCGCACCCTGCAAAGAAGCCGCTATGTCGGTAGCCGTAGAGATGTTTCAAGCCCGGTCTAGTGCCGGAGGCGAAGCGGTCTCAATGGACTTCACCCCTGGTCCTTACCGTTTATCGGTCTGGCTCACTCGTCGAGTAATGGGAGTAATTGCCCCCTACTTAGACATGAAAGGGGTAGTCGGGTGAGTCTGGCAACCGAAAGCCGAGAGGCAATCGTCGCAGCTCTCACGGGCCACGGGTACAAGATTTACGACACAGTACCCGCGACACCAATAACCCCCTCGGTGGTGTGCGTACCGGACTCACCTTGGATCAGGCCCAATCGTTTAGGGTCTAATCTTAACTACGAGATCCGGTGGAGAATCCTTATTAACATTAACGCCAGGGTAAACGAATCCGCCACAAAATCCACAGAAGACGCAATCGACGCCCTACTCGTAGAGCTACCCGATACTGTCTTAGTGGAACTAATAAACGCCCCGCAGCTTCTCAGCATTGGAGCCCAAGGGACAGTAATGTCAACCGAGATTAACGTATCTATGCAAATGAAAGAAGGATAAATCATGGCCGCTGTATCAGTAGCTGGCGCCGCATTCACCGTCGAAATTGGAGCGGTGCAATACGAGGATCAGATTACATCAGGAACAATTACGACAAGCCCAACAATTGTTAGGACTAAAACCCTGTCAGATGTTGCGTTTGACCAGACAGACCTAAATAGCACAATGAGTCTTGAGTTTCTTTATGACGAGGCTAGCGGCATGTACGACGCTCTCCAGACAGCAATTGCAGGGGCCGCTTCAGTAGCCGTTTCGGTTGCTAGCGCCGTAGGAACTTGGACTGGTGCTGCTATGTTCATTGAGTCCGCCGAGATCACATTTGCGGCCGACGGTATTGCAACCTGTTCAACGTCCTTAACCGGCTCCGTAGTATTTGCTTAAGGTCTAGGGGGACATCATGTATCCAAAACTAAAAATAGAAGTCCAGGGTAAAGAACCGATCGAGGTCGAGACTTTACCTGTGGACTTTATGATGTACGAAGAGCTGCAAGGGACTAAAGCCCCAAGCGAGCAAGGTTTACGGCTCACAATCGCTTACTACTACGTGGAAGGCAAAGAACCGCTAAACCTTAACCAGGTCAAAACGTGGGCTCGCTCAACTAGGTGCAAAGTAGATCTAGTGAGTGAAACCGTGGACCCTACCCAACCGGAAGCCATTACCGCCTAATAATAAAAATGGCTCTCCGTACAGGCTGGACAATAGACCAGGTTAAAGCTCTAAAGCCCCGCGAAATTGTGACCATATTAGAGGAGTTAGAAAGTGGCTAAGCAGTCCGAGGTCTATATTCAGGGACTCGGCGAACTGCTACGCGACTTTAACCGACTGCCCAAAGACGCCGCTAAAGAGCTACGAACAGCCTCCAAAGTTATTGCCGAAAAGCACATGGTCCCAGCCTGGAAAAGTGCAGCTCTCACATACGCCGGTCCCTGGGGCGAAGACCTGGCTAATAGTGTTCGGGCAGGCTCCGACCGTGTACCTAAAATAATGATCGGCGGGAACCGTAAAGTAACCTCCGGCGGGGCAACCGCCAACATGCTCCGATACCCGGCCGATAAAGGCGACAGGGGCCGATCCGGTGCGCGAGTACCCGCAGCGTTTGGCAGCGGCTCAAACTGGATACAGTACGCCCGAACCTACAAAGGTGACGCTATAGAAGAGTGGGGTAAAGCCGTAGACCGCGCTATCGGCAGGTGGGCTCTCTAATGGCAGCCGGTAAAACCTTAACGGTATTCCTAGCGGCAGACCTCAAAAACTTCAACCGCAACATCAACTCAGCACAAAAAAGCGTTAAAGGGTTCGGCGGATCTATTGACAGTTTCCTAAAACCCGCTCTAATTGGTGCAGCGGCAGCGGCCGGAGTGTTTGCAGTCAAAATAGCCGGGGACGCTATAAAAGCAGCCCGAGACCTGGGAGAAACACAAAACAAAGTAAACGTAATCTTCGGCGAATCCTCCCGCAGTATTCTGCAATTCTCCCAAACAGCCGTAACCTCTTTAGGTCAAACACAAGAGCAAGCACTCAGCGCCGCCGCCACGTTTGCCCAATTCGGTAAAGCGGCAGGGCTAGCAGGAACCGATCTAGTAGGCTTCTCGACCGAGTTGGTAACCCTCTCAGCGGATCTCGCCTCATTTAATAACTCGACACCCGAGCAAGCCATAACCGCGATAGGTGCAGCTCTACGAGGCGAAGCCGAGCCCTTAAGAAGTTTTGGTGTGCTACTCGACGACGCCACGCTACGCGCTAAAGCTCTAGAAATGGGTATCTACGACGGTTCAGGCGCCCTAACACAGCAACAAAAAGTCTTATCAGCACACCAGGTAATACTTTCACAAACAAAAGACGCTCAAGGAGACTTTGCTCGAACCTCCGAAGGGCTAGCCAACACTCAAAGAATCCTACAAGCCGCCGTCGAGGACGCTAAAGCCGAAATAGGCGAAGGTCTAGTAGACGCCATAGAGTCAGTTTCTAGGGCTATGGGCGGCTCTAAAGGCATGGCCGGAATTGTGCAAGATACCGGTAGAGATGTAGGTAACTTAACTCGCGGTATTGGTATTTTAATTGGAGAAATGGCCAAACTAAGAGGCGAAACTACCCAAATTACCAAGGAAACAGAAAAATATAAAGAAGGAGTCTTTGGACTTCAATATACCCAAAGGTCTTTACTAGATAACATTTTACCTTTAATACCAATTCTTGGTGCTTACGCCGCCAGCATTAAGGCAGTCGGTGAAAATGCAGAAATTACTGGAAATCAAACCGGCTTCCTCATTGGTCAAATAGCAGCTCTACGCAAGGCCCAAACCTCGGGCATATTTGCCGAGCAAGAAGCGGCCTACCAGTTACGAGTCACCACAGAAGCCGAAGAAGCAGCAACAGACGCCACTAAAAAGAACACGACAGCAAAAGGTAGCAACACTCAAGCTACAGACATGCTGACAAAAGCCGAAGAAAAATTAGAGGCACAGTACGACAACCGTTTAACAAAAATGACAAACACGGCAAAAGCCCTAGACACGGAAATAGGGAAACTGCATGACGCCCGTAAAGCCGTTGACGATTATGTGGCAGCAACTAGCCAGACCCTCAACACTATTGACCTAGCTAGTATCTTTGGTGGAGCAGTCGGAGCAGACGGAAAGCTAGTCGCTGGAGACTTCGTAAACAGTTTCAACACGGCCGTAGACCAAGCGCCGTGGTTCGGCAACGTCCTAAACGCCCTTAAACAGCGCGGAGTCGATCAAACACTAGTAGAAGAATTAGCCAGCCTAGGCCCAGAAATCGGGGGCGGTATTGGTCAAGCCATGCTCGACGATCCCGGCGGCCTACTTAGCACATTAAATACTAAATGGGTGACAGTTCAGGAGACTTTTAAGACTTTGGCCATGGGTCTAGTACCTGACGCATTACTCGCAGGCGAAGCGGCCGCAGTTGCCACCGTAGACGGCCTTAGTACCCAACTCGTTAAAGACACTGGGCGACTTAACAAACTAGGTAAAAACATTGGTAAAGCCGTTGGAGTCACATTTAAGGCGCAGCTTCTCTCCGATATTGCCGAAGCCATAAGGGAAGTTGAAGCAACCGCGACAGCGGCCAGAGCCGAAAAGCTAGCGTCAGCAGCTCGTCAGCAAGTAGCGATAACAAACACTCAAATAGCCCAGGCAGTCCAAAACACCCTAGTAACGGCGGACGCCCGAAACGGTCTACCTAGCAGGCCGATTTTCACATGATAAGCCAAATCTTATTAAATGACGTACCCCTAGATCTTGATACGGTCGAGTATCAAGTTCAGATCCAGCATGGCCGCTCAGACATTACAGCCGCGCCCCAGGCGTCAAACTCTCAAATTATTATCCGGGGCTCGGTCGGTGTCGATATGGAAATTGCCGACGAGCTGGTAATTAAAGCCTATGGGTTTCACAGGTTTACAGGTCAAGTGACCGACATAAACATTACTCACCTTTCCGCCGACCCACCTATTGCCGTAAGCACCATAACGGCCATAGGCGAACTTTCTCGCGTCGGTTTTACCGAGGTCGGGGCGAGCGGTTACCCCGAGCAAACAGTTTCGCAGCGGGTCGAGGAAGTTCTCACAGCCGTAGGTTTACCCTATCTAAATGGTGCGGATACTGTCACAGTCCTACATTCGATAACCGGCGGAGACATTACACCTACGGAAGCCCTGACCGAGTTGGCCCAGCTAGCCGAAAAGAACGGCGGTACGTATTTTGACGACCCTTACGGCCGGATCGTTTTTGAGTCCTACGGCAACCGGGGCAGCACCACATTCGCGGGCGCCTGGTCAAATCAGCCGGGCACATGGGCGGACGCTACGACCGACTGGGATAGTTACCCGGTGAATATGTCCTCAACCCTCGTACCTGACGACACGATAATCTTTTCTCCCACTTGGGCTAAAACACGCCAGGCAATCGTAAACTCGGTAACCGTGCTGGGTCATAACGAGACCCACGAAACTACCCAAACAGACGCGGCCTCCATAGCCACCTACGGTCTCCGCGAGTACAGACTGCAAACCGACATTAAAAGCGCAGGGGACGTCAGCGACCGGGCCGGTGAAATCATTCTTGCCCAGGCTAACCCGCTTTGGAATCTAGGCACAATT